CGTACAATGCCAAATCTTATCGCGTATGACATCTGCGGCGTTCAGCCAATGACAGGTCCAACAGGCTTGATCTTCGCGATGCGTTCACGTTATGCCAACCAAGCCGGTACAGAAGCTTTCTATAATGAAGCTAACACTGGTTTCTCTGGTCAGGCCTATATGGGCGTAGCCAACACAAACCTCGGTCTTGCTAACGGTAACGTTGGTAATGCTGGTGCCCCAACAGGTAACTCTGAAACATTCAACTTCGGTGGTGGTGCTACTACTGCTAAGTCAGAACAGCTCGGCGCTTCTGGCAACACAGCGTTCAACGAAATGGCATTCTCAATCGAGAAGGTCACTGTAACAGCTAAGGCACGTGCGCTAAAGGCTGAATATACACTAGAACTTGCTCAGGACCTAAAGGCAATTCATGGCCTAGACGCTGAGACAGAACTAGCCAATATTCTTTCTACAGAAATTATGGCCGAAATCAACCGTGAAGTTGTTCGTACAGTAAACCTAACAGCCGTTCGTGGTGCCAACTCTGGCGTTACAACTGCTGGTACTTTCGACCTCGACACCGATTCAAACGGTCGTTGGATGGTAGAAAAGTTCAAGGGTCTAATGTTCCAGATCGAGCGTGAATCTAACCAGATTGCTCGTGACACCCGTCGCGGTAAGGGTAACCTATTGATCTGCTCTTCTGACGTAGCTTCTGCTCTTCAGATGGCCGGTGTACTAGACTATGCCCCTGCTCTAAACTCCAACAACCTACAGGTTGATGACACAGGTAATACTTTCGCCGGTGTACTAAATGGCCGCGTTCGCGTCTATGTTGACCCATATGCCACATCTGGCAACTACATGACAGTTGGTTATAAGGGTTCATCTGCATTCGATGCCGGTCTCTTCTACTGCCCATATGTACCTCTACAGATGGTACGTGCGGTTGGTGAAGATAACTTCCAGCCTCGTATTGGCTTCAAGACTCGTTATGGCATGGCACCAAATCCATTCGCCAAGGGTGCGACAGAAGCTGATGCCAATGCAGCTCTCGAGCAGAACGTAAACGTCTTCTATCGTCGCGTTCTAGTATCGAACCTAATGTAATAAGATCCCGGTTAACGGGACTTACTCGAGAGAGGGCCTTCGGGCCCTCTTTTTTTGTTCGGATAAATATAGTATAACTAGAGAAAGAATATCATGAGCGATTCCTTTATTACTAATACTAACTTTCTTCCTTTAATCAATTTTAAGTTTGGTATTAAAAAGCTACCTACTACTTCTTTCTTTATTCAGTCTGTAAACATTCCAGGTATCAAGCTGGGGTTTGCAGAAATACCTACTCCTTTTATTAAATATCCAATTCCAGGCGATCACGTACAATTTAGTGACTTTACTATGACATTCAGAGTTGATGAAGATATGAAGAACTATCTGGAAATTTATAACTGGATAGTACAGCTAGGCTTTCCAGATAACTTTGATCAGTATAAGCTCATTGATGGTAAAAGTGCAACTACTGGTGAGGGAAAAGTATCGGATGGCACGCTCGAAGTACTCAATAGTGCCAAGACTCCCAAGATCCTAGTTACTATTGTTGATATGTTTCCACGCTCCCTTTCTGATATTGTGTTTGATACTCGCGATACGCAGAACAGCTACGCGGAAGCAACTGCGGTATTTAAATTAAGGAAGGTACAAATAAAGTACTTGTAATTTCCGCGAGATGGTATATAATAGGGTTGTGCCCTTGATATACTATAGGAAGGTTTTGTTATGACTCTCGAAGAGATATTCGCTCACTGGGAAAAAGACTCTAAGATCGATCGAAGTGATATAAGCCAGGAAAGTATTAAAGTACCTGAGCTTCATCACAAATATATGAAAATTTATACTCCAGAGTCGCTGCAGCTTAGAAAGCTTAAGCAAGAATATAAGTCTCTGTATAAGCTCAAATGGGAATATTATCTTGGTATTATGGACTATGATACCATGAAAGAGCTAGGATGGGAACCAATCTCACTTAAGATCCTCAAGCAAGACGTCGATATATACATCAGCAGTGATAAAGACTTACAGGCTATTAATAATAAGATAGCCATTCAAGAGGAAAAGACAGCTGCTCTTGAATCCATGATTAAGATGATATCTACGCGTAATTATACTATTAAAAATTATATCGATTTTGAGAGATTTCAAGTGGGAGCGTAATGGATAAGATTCAGGTACACAAAATAAACGAAGTCTATATGAGAGTAACTGGAGATCCTCACATTGAGCAGGAACTCTCAGACTTCTTCAAGTTCGATGTACCTGCAGCAAAGTTCATGCCGCAGTTTCGTAAGCGTATGTGGAATGGTTTTATCTTTCTCTACTCGCTTAAAACGAAACTAATATACTCTGGATTACACGAGCATCTAAAGCTCTTCTGCAAAGAACGTGATATACAAATAGAGTACGTATCAGAAGTTAATACACCCATCGACTTTACTACTAATGAAGCAGAGAAGTTTATATCACTAATAAATCCTACACGTGTACCCAGAGACTATCAGCTAGAAGCTTTTACTCATTGTGTTAAGAATCATAGAGCTCTAATACTATCACCTACCGGGTCAGGCAAGTCATTCGTCATATACTTACTATCAAGATTATATTCGTTCAATAAAACACAAAGAAAAGTGCTGATTATAGTACCTACTATATCTCTCGTGCATCAAATGGCAAATGACTTTTCTGACTATGGCTATAACATTGATAATATTCATAAAATTACTGCTGGAGAATCAAAAGATACGAATAAACCCATAGTTATTAGTACTTGGCAATCTATCTTTAAAATGCCGAAAAACTGGTATAATCAGTTCAAATGTGTGGTTATTGACGAAGCTCACCTAGCCAAAGCCAAGTCCTTAACAGGTATCATGACTAAACTGTCTAATTGTAAGTATAGGTTTGGGTTTACCGGTACTCTAGATAACGTGCATTGCAATAAGTTAATCATCGAAGGTCTTACTGGACCTGTCAATAAGATCATCTCCACAAAAGATCTAATCGATAGAAAACAACTAGCGCAGTTAAATATCAAGATTGTAGTGCTTGGCTATGGAGATGATATTAAGAAAGCCGCAAAAGATCTAGACTACCAAGGTGAAATGGACTTCTTGACTCAGAATGCTGATAGAAATAATTTTATCAAAAACCTAGTATTATCACTCAAAGGCAATACATTAGTATTATATCAATACGTTGATAAGCATGGTAAGGTATTATTTGATCAGATAGATAACAACGGCAAGCAGTGTTATTTTATTCATGGTGGTGTAGAAGGTGAAGATAGAGAGCAGATAAGAAAGATTGTTGATAGTAGCGATAACAATATTATAGTCGCTTCTTATGGTACATACTCTACAGGTATCAACATTACTAATCTGAACAATATTGTATTTGCAAGTCCAAGCAAGTCCAAAATTAGAGTATTACAGTCAATCGGTAGAGGTCTTAGAGTATCTGATAGTAAAGACACTGCTACTCTTTATGATATTGCTGATGATCTTACCTATAAAGGTAAGAAAAATTATACACTCAACCATTTATTTGAGAGGGTAAAAAATTATAATGAAGAAAAACTGCCCTACAGAATCTACAACGTCTCGGTCCAAAACTCTGGAGCACCAAGTCTTTAAGTTAATTACAGGTGAAGAGGTTATCGCTGTAGCTGAATCGACTCGTAAAACTTTTATACTACACGACCCCTATTTTATTCTAAAGGATTATCGAAACGAGAAGACGATTTATCAGATCGATAAGTGGATGCCATACATAGAATCTCCCTCTTTAGTTATTGAACAAAAGAGCGTAATATGCTATAATAAGCCTAATGAAGAGTTGATTACATTTTATGAACTTGTAAAGAAGGCAGAGAGTAAAGATCCAGATGAACACTTCCATAACTACTCCGGTCAAATCCACTAAACCTAAGAGACATTATGTAAATAATCCAGAGTTTTTACAAGCGCTTATTAACTATAAAGCCAAGATTAAAGAGCACGAAGAAAAGGGTCTACCTGCTCCTCGTGTTCCTAATTATATCGGTGAGTGCCTTTTTAATATTGCAAATCGATTATCTCTAAAAGGTAACTTTGTTAATTACTCCTATCGCGAGGAGATGATTAGTGACGGTATTGAGAACTGCCTTATTTACTTGAATAATTTTAATCCGGAGAAGTCTGATAATCCATTTGCATATTTTACTCAGATCATCTATTTTGCATTTCTACGGCGTATTCAGAAAGAGCGTAAGCAGCTATATGTAAAGCATAAAGTACTTGAACGTGAAGTTATTCATAGTGGTATAGTAGAACAGCAGACGGATGATATTGCATCCTTTGCTCCTTCTATTAAACTAAACGGTGACTTCATGAACACTTTTGTAGATGACTTCGAAACGAAGCTAGCTACTAAAAAGACCGCTACTAAAGAAGCACGTGCAAAGAAATTACAGGAGAAAGCAAATGAAAGTACTGAATGATAAGACGAATGTTATTCCACCTATTCTGCGTGAATACATTCTAGCTATGTTTGATGAGAAGACTAATAGCGTAAACGTACGCAAGAACTATCGCGATAATATCGATACGATTCGTGCTGTATGTGATGAAGCAGTAAAGAAGTTTGACCGCGATCAGCTTAAGTATGTTAACTCAGGTAAGCAGCGTAGGTCGGTAATTAGAGCTGCTCATGCCGAATAAAGTCGCATTAATCTGCGATACTCACTTTGGGGTGCGGGGCGATCTAACGTCCTTGCATCCCTATCTTGATAAGTTCTATAATGATATCTTTTTTCCTACTATTGATAGGCTTGGTATTGACCACGTCATTCATCTCGGTGACCTTGTCGATCGTCGTAAGTTCATTAATTTTATCACAGCCAATCACCTGGACTCTACTTTTATCAAACCGCTTCTAGCGCGTAATATTAGACTAGATGTAATGGTAGGTAATCATGACTGCCCATTCAAGAACTCAAATGACTTTAACGCAGTAGAGACTCTCTATAGTAATAGTAAGATTAACATCTATACTAAACCTACTGAAGTAGATGTTAAAGGCTTTCCTATTCTATACGTACCTTGGGTATGCAGCGAAAACATTGCTCTAACTCATGAAGCTATTCAGTTTACTAGAGCTCAGATTGCACTAGGTCACCTAGAACTAGCTGGGTTTGAGATGTATCGCGGATCTATCTGCGAGAAAGGTATGGATGGTAACCTATTCAATAAGTTTGATATGGTATGCTCAGGTCACTTCCATCATAAGTCAACTGTAGGTAATATTAACTACCTTGGTGCTCCTTATGAGATGATCTGGTCTGACTTTAATGATCCTAGAGGTTTTCATATTCTAGATCTTGATACGCGTAAGTTAGAGTTTATTCAGAACCCGTACAATTTATTCTTTAAACTATTTTACGATGATGTAAATAATACTCTTGAAGAACTAATTAATCAAGATTTCAAGCAATATAATAACGCTTATGTTAAAGTAGTAGTAAAGCAGAAGACAAGTCATTCGCTATTTGATACATTTATTGATAGACTTGAGAAAGCCAATCCTATCGATGTACAGGTAGTAGAAGATCACCTCAATCTTGATCTAGAAGATGATCAGGAGATTGTAGATGAAGCGGAAGATACACTTACTATCTTGAATAAATTCGTAGACTCACTTAATATCAAGACTGATAAAACTGCTATTAAGCAAGTACTACAAGAACTTTATAATGAAGCATCTAATATGGAAGTAGCATGATATTTTTTAAAACCATTCGCTATAAGAACTTTCTATCTACAGGAAATCTCTTTACTGAGATTGATCTGGCTACGCATAAGCAAACACTTATCGTAGGTGCAAATGGTGCTGGTAAGTCTACTATTCTAGATGCTTTAATGTATGTACTGTATAATAAACCGTACCGTAATATTAATAAGCCACAGTTAATTAATAGTATTAATCAAAAGAATCTAGTGGTAGAACTAGAGTTTTTTGCAGGTAGTGACAAGTATCTCATTCGTAGAGGTATGAAGCCTAATGTATTTGAGATCGTAAAGAATGGTAATTTAGTAAATCAGAGTGCTGATGCCCGGGACTATCAAGAGCATCTTGAGAAGAATATTCTTAAGTTAAACTTTAAGTCATTCTCTCAGATTGTAGTGCTTGGTTCTGCATCTTATGTACCTTTTATGCAGTTACCAGCAGCTCATCGTAGAGCAGTTATTGAAGATCTATTAGACATTCAAGTCTTCTCTACGATGAATAATATTTTAAAAATCCGCGCTAGCGATAATAAAAGCAACCTTTCTGATATAGATTTTAAAATAAACTTAGTCAGAGAAAAGATCAAACTACAAGAACAGCATGTTCAGAAGCTAACTGCTGATAAAAACTCTCTTATTGAAAATGCCAAGAATGAGATAGTAAAGTGTGAGCATAATATTGTAGAGAATACAACTAAAGCCAATGAACTTAGAGCTAGTATTGCTTCTCTAAATGAAACCATATCTGATACACAGAAGGTATCTGCACGTATTCAGTTTATGAATAAGGTAGAAGCCCAGCTTAATGATAAACTCAACAGGCTTAAGAAAGAGCTCTCCTTCTTCCATGATAATGATTCCTGCCCTACTTGTAAGCAGGAAATTGATACTAAATTTAAATGCACTGCTGTAGATACTCGTAAGAGTAATATGCAAGAAGTTGAGGAAGGAGTACAAAAGCTTAGAGAAGAATATGTAAAGACTACTCAACGTCAAGCTGAAATACAAAAGACACTTGAAAATATTTCTACTCTAGAAAGGCAAGTATCCAGTATCAACAGTGATATTACCATGCTTAATAATCTAATAACTCGTTATACTAAAGAGATAACACTATACGAAGAACAACGAGCAGCTGATCTAGTAGTCGAGAGTACTGATGAGTTCAAGAAAGAGCTTAAAGAGTACGAAAAAGAAAAGAACATTGCAAGTGACTATAAACAAGTGCTAGACATAGTTGCCAACCTATTAAAGGACACTGGCATTAAGGCCAAGATTATTAAGCAGTATATTCCTATTATGAATAAGCTTATTAACAAGTATTTGGCTGCTATGGACTTCTTCGTTAACTTTGAACTCAATGAGAACTTCGAAGAGAAGATTAAGTCACGCTATAGAGATGAATTTAGTTTTGAATCATTTTCTGAAGGTGAGAAGATGAGATTAAACCTTGCAGTACTATTTGCTTGGAGAGCTATTGCCAAGCTTCGTAATAGTGCCAATGTTAACATTCTTATCTTCGATGAAACTCTAGATGGGTCTTTGGATAATTCTGGTATCGAAGACTTCTTGAAGATCATTTATGGCTTGATTTCAGACACAAATACTATTATAATAAGTCATAAGGCCGAGACTATTGACAAGTTCAGTAACGTCATAAGGTTTGAAAAGCATAAAAACTTTAGTAGGATACAATCATAATGATTAGACTTATTTTAGGTGAGGAATCTTCCACTAATGTACCCAATAAGGTTGACTTTAGTGATAGAGAATATATTACGAAGGTAGCTGAAGAGCTCGTAAGTGTATGCAAAGCACGAGATGCTCTAAGTCTATCAGCACCTCAGATTGACCATAATATTCAGATGTTTGTTATTAAGGATTGGACTGAGTATAAGATCTTTATTAATCCAAGAGTTGTATACGAATCTCCTGAACTTGCGCAGGGTTCAGAAGCTTGTTTATCTTTTCCAGGACTAAGTGTAAAGATAAACAGATCATATTCTATTCGTGTTAGATATCAAACCATTAACGGAGATACTAAGACAGAGAATTTTGATAGTGCGCCTGCGAGACTATTTCAACATGAAATGACACATATGCAAGGAAAGATATTTTGGGATGATGCAAACTTTTTAAATCGTAATAAGGCTATAAAAGACTGGAAATCGATCAAGCGAAAGCTAAGTAAGTTATCTGGTGCCCTTCCACCAGTACAAACGACAAACTAGGATTCAAAAATGACATATAAGTACATTTCCACTAAAGAATATCACAATGCTTTTCCATGTGCATACCGCCAATGGAGAGCAGATAGTCATTGTAATTTAATTCATGGTTATAGTTTTTCCATGAAGTTTTACTTTGGTAGTAATACTCTTGATACTCGTAACTGGGTAGCAGATTATGGCGGTCTTAAAGAACTAAAACGAGCTCTAGAAGATCAATTTGATCATACATTGCTAGTAGCTCAAGACGATCCTGATCTAGAAACTTTCAAGCTTCTTGAGCAGAAGAAGATGGCTAAGCTTACTATCCTTCCTAAGCTTGGATGTGAAGGTCTAGCTGATCAGCTTTACAAGTATGTTAATGGTGTCTATATTCCTGAGATGTGGGGACCAGGTGAAGCAGAACGCATATGGTGTTTCCGTGTAGAAGTGCGCGAAACTGTAGCTAATATGGCATACCGTGAAGGTCATCGCGAAGATAATGAAAATCTATTCGACGATGAAGACTGCGAATGCAAACCAGACTGTGAGTGCAAATAAGCTGCCCTTCCAGCTTTATAACTAGGAGTTAAAAATGGCAAAAATTAAAGTATCTGAACTGTTCTACTCCCTGCAAGGGGAGGGACAGTACGTTGGAGTACCATCTGTATTCCTTCGTACTTTTGGTTGTAACTTCTCTTGCAGTGGTTTTGGTATGCCACGAGGTAAGTATTCAATCGAACGTGATAATGTTGCTGAGCAACTACAAGCTAATCCATTAAAGTTTAAAGATTACAAAGAACTACCTCTAGTATCTACTGGATGTGATTCTTATGCATCCTGGGATCCAAGGTTTAAGCATCTATCACCTATGCTTACTATTGAAGCTATTGTTAATAGAATGCAGGAGCTTTTACCGTACGGTACTTTTGGTCGCGATAAGCATCTTATTATTACTGGTGGTGAACCTCTACTAGGATGGCAGAAGTCTTTTCCAGAACTACTAGATGAGATTCGTAATCGTAATATGAATCTAACTCATCTTACGTTTGAGACAAATGGTACTCAAAAGCTCTCCAATGACTTTCATAACTATCTTCATGATCTGTATATGATTCATGGTGTAGAGACTACATTCTCTATCTCTGCTAAGCTACCTTCGAGTGGTGAAGTATGGAAAGAAGCTATTTGTCCTGATGTAGTAGCTCAGTATATTAAGATTCCAGGTCATCGTAGCTACTTTAAGTTCGTTGTATCTGAAGCTGCTGATATCTATGATGCAGTTGAGGCTGTTATAGAATATAAAGCAGCTGGAATCGACATTCCAGTATACCTAATGCCTGTTGGTGGGGTTAATTCGGTATACGAAATGAATGAGCGAAATGTAGCGGATTTCTGTAGAGACAGTGGATTTAGATTCTCGCCCAGGATACAAGTACCATTATACAAAAATGAATGGGGTACTTGATATGAGCGGCGTTGTATCTAAACGCATTCGTGATCGCATTAAGCGTAACGATGGACGATTCTTTGCGTGCGATAATATCGCACCTTATATTATGAAAGATGAGAAGGAAGAACTTATTCTAGAAATTACTAGTAAGTTCGAAGGAGTTCTTGATTCCTTAATCATCGATACTGAAAATGATCCTAACTCTAAAGGTACAGCAAAGCGTCTTGCCAAGATGTACGTTAATGAGTTAATGTCCGGTCGTTACAATACTGCACCTGATTGTACTGCTTTTCCTAATGATGGTGTAAATACGTATAAGGGTATGTTGGTAGTGCGAGCCGAGATTAAGTCTATGTGTTCGCATCATCATCAACCTGTATGGGGATTGTGCTTTATCGGAATTATTCCTGGTAAGAAGGTTATTGGTCTTTCCAAGTATATTCGTATCGCACAATGGTATGCTCGGAGAGGTCAACTTCAAGAAGAGTTGACTGTTCAGATCGCCAAGCATATTATGGATGCTACAGAGTCGAATGATGTAGCTGTCTATGTAGAAGCATCTCATGGATGTTGTTCATTCAGAGGTGTAAATGCTTTTAATAGCGCTACTCAAACGTCCGTAGTTTATGGTGAGTTTGAAAAGCTCGAAGTAAAGAACGAGTTCTTTCAACAAATTCAAATTCAGAAAAACACGACAGGTCTATATTAATGGTTTGGTACGCTAACTCTCAAGGTCGCTACGGTTCATCTGGAGCTAAGGGCGATCTAGGTGAAATGATAGTAAAGCAGTATTGTAAAAATAACAATATCTTATTTGAAGACAAGAATGATATTGTTAGTCAAGTACATTTAAAAATCGATTGCTTAATCGAAAAAATACCCGTTGATGTAAAGTCAAACTATTTCAAGGGATACTTAGCGGTAGAACTTGAGACTAAAAATGGTAAACCTGGCTGGTTGTATACTACTACAGCTAAAGAAATATATGGTGTAGATACGGAAACGCACTCTATCTTTCGCTATAAAGTAGATGATATGATAGAGTACGTAGAACGTAATATAGAACGAGCAAAGGTCAGTAAAAAAGGCGACGTATTACTATGGGTTGCTACCGGACATGATTTTATTGAAAGCATCCAATAAAACATATTGACTTTATACTCAAAATGTATATAATGAGTACATAATAGAACAAGGAAATTATTATGTCTAAGCTAATCTTCCATGAAGCTCCTAATAGCATTTTCGCTCAAGTACAAGAAATGACTGACGGCGATTACTGCTTGGTTCATCTCATGGATGAAAATGAAACCTATCGTGATCTATTCCTGGAGTCATCTGCTTACGGGAATCATATTATGCTTGATAACTCGATCTTCGAGCTAGGTGAAGCTTACGATAGTGAACGTTATCATTATTGGATCAACGAACTACGTCCGGAATATTATATTATTCCAGATGTACTCAATGACGGTAAGAAGACGTTGGAGCGAATGGAAGATTGGTTTACTAAGTAT